CTCAATATGGCGCAAGCAGTAGCGCAGCGCAAGATGGTTTCGAGAGCACAACTCTTATGATCCCCTTCTGTCTGGACGCTTCCAAGCTTCAGCCCACGGGTACCTGCAACTTCTCGCGCATGGACTCTGCCAGACTGATCAGCGATGCAGCAATCCAGAGTGATATCTACGCGGTCAACTACAACATCCTCAGGGTCCAGAACGGGATGGGCGGTCTGCTTTACGCGAACTAAGTTTCATCGCCTTTTCAGCCTGATCCTTGGGCATAAACATGAGCCAGGCGACGGTCATCCTCTCCTGGGTGAGTGTTCCGTCCTTCTTCATAGCGGCACATGCATCTTGAAATTGCTTTACGTAGTCCATAATGGAATTTCAAGGTGTTACTTCTTTAACTAAACTTAGTTGGTCTTGGGAACCTTGAGCAGCGGAACGTCAGCCGAGAAGCATCGGGTGATGCTGTTGGCGGGTACTGAACCCACGCGCTGCAGTTCGGTGACGGGCTTGAGCAGGTCAGGACCCATTTTGGCGATCAGCTGGCGGTACTGGTAGTTAAGCGGATACGCAATACCATTATCAGACATGATCTTATCGTTGATCAGCTGGTTCGAAGTGTAAATCGTGAAGGCGCGACCATCGGCCATACCAAGACGCTGAGACATCTTTTACTTATTCAGTAGATAAAAATCCCTGATCCTCTGGTGGAATGATTCTCTCTGGTGAATCAGTTTGTCGTTCTTTTCCTTGATCTCGATGAAGTCTCCCTTGACCTGTGGATCGTAGAGAACCTTGATCAGGAACCTGTAAGCCTTGGCGATGTCCTTGAAATTCTTGGCACCCGACATCACGATGCTACCCGTTTTAAAAACACTGACCGTCATGTTGAACATCTTGGCTTTCACCGCCGAGTAGGTCTCTGGACTGTAAGATGACTTAGTCACAAAGTTTTTGTGCTTCTTGTAAAGATCCAGTAAAGCCATCTGATCGATGCCGTGAGGAAGACGGAACGTTGCATTGATCATCTGTGTTTCCATGGGTGACACGGGACTGTTGGTGGTCTCAGGAAAGACCTCATCTACTATTTTTTGAATCTCCTGGATGATGTCCAGTCCTTCCATGGGTGTAGATGATCCTGTCACATGAATCTTCCCGTTGGGAAACAACTTGACCGAGCGCTTTTTGGTTTCACCGACATCCTTTGATAGCGTCAGTGAGTTGTTAAAGTGTGTAGTGCCCATGTTCCAACCACCGGTTCCGTCGACGAACTTCTCTTTGAAAGTCGCGAGAGGGGTCGTGATGCCGTCTCTGCCTCCCATGACAGTCATCGTGGACACTCTGGGCATTGTGGGCTTGGATCCCTGGATCGCATCATGCGCCTTGATGATGTTTCCAAGAAAGGTTCGAAAGTTTCTGGCTTCCATATTTAAAAGTAAGACTCGCCACTTCTTTAATATGAGATGTGGTCACTGTAAGAAGAAGAATATGATCTGCGTTCCATGTGCTTACTGTGATCACACGTCTCTGTGTACCTCTTGTATCCAACTGGAGTTTCACGAGTGTGCAGGTATCCTGAATAAAATTCAGTCCGAGAGGGATACAATAGAAAAACGAAATCCTAAAATCGAGGGCGACAAAATTACAAAAATTTGATGAGCGTCATAATACTCAGGGCTATGAGTATAGTAGCGGCGGCACTGCCCGCAAGGTTGGCGATATCCATGCTTCCTGTCATGCCCTCATTTTTTACAAGGATCGAATCGTCTTTGACCTTGGGTGTCATGGCCCAGGGAGGCAGTGAATAGATGCGCTCTGGCACGGGCTTCCGGTTGAGAGGATAGTCCTGGGAGCCAGGCGTGCAGTAGTAAGGGGTCCTCCACCCCGCGGCGATGGTCTTCTCGCAACCAGGACTCGGCTCTGCCATCTGGGTCTCGAGAGGTCCCCCAAGCGCATCTCCTGTGGGACGAACCGAGTTCACGAGTGCCACCTGGGGTTCACTGGACGGCGCGTAGACCGTCTTGTAGGCACCACCCAGAGGGACGCCAGGGGTGAATTCCATGGGGTCGGCATAAGGGTTGATCTTATTGAGGGAAATCCCGTCATTCAGTCTCATGTAGGACGACATCCTTACTTATTATACGGTTTGAATAAATTCCCACTTGAGTATTTTGCACATGTCCTTCCAGATGACATCCTGTTGAGTGAGTTTCTCTTTGGACTTCAAAAGAGGAAAATAAGGAAGATATTGATCTTCACCGAGCAACTCGCAGAATTTGTAAAGCACGTAGGGGTAACTCAGAAAGTTCTTTCGGTCCTTGGGACAGACATGATCAAAGGGTTCCTGTATTTCATTGAACATGAGTCTAAGGCGTTCCTCTAGGGCGGCTGGCATCTCGGGGGGCCTCACTCCGGTAAGAATGTTGGCAATGTAAGGAATGTGTTCGTAGTATTTATTCTGACGCAACTTTTTCAGGAGACCCCTCACCTTGGCGTGGGTGATCTTGGAAACCTGCTCGACCCGTTGCTTCTTTAATTCGTAACGCAATTGTTCTATCAAATCATCTGGAATATTTGCTGTCTCCTTCCCCTGAAATTGTTGAACCCACTCGTTGAAGTGGTTTTGTCTTTTGTATGAGTACTGAGTATTCTTTGAAATGTCTTGTTCATCCTGATAAGACAATCTGGTGGCTATATATTTTTCGCATGCACCGCAGTCCTGACACACGATTTCACCATCAATATCATTTTCGTAAACATTTGTGGAGTTGCACTTTTTACAATTATCCACCTGAATAGCATTGTTGTCAATAAAATCATTATCAGTCACCGTCGTGATGTCTTTTTCCACGACGCGCATGTACTCCAAAAATATATCGCGTCTACAATTTTCCTCGTGATATCTGTGTATGAAGGGCGCTGCCATAGTGATATAGTCATGAAGTGTCGAGGGATCATTCTCATATTCCTTTAGCTTGGCGTGATACCTCTCGAGTAAACTCATTTAAAGAAAAATGTCACTATAACTTTAAATGTATAATTTACTCATCAAGCTGGCTGGGTGGTGGTACAATGAGGACCATTACCGTCTCACGATGCCTTTGAAAATGATATATGATATCAATACAAAGCGTGATTGTATGTTCCCTTCACCCGACTGGAAGAGGGTCATGGATGGCTGGCCCCTTATGAAGTCTGGTGAGACCTACACCATGTGTTACTACCCTGACTTCAGAGATGCTATTTACGTCCTTCGTAGAAAGAAGCCCGACTGCATCGAGAACATTCGCTATGAGCAAGAGTATACATTTCGTGACGCACCCTATTCCATGGTGACCAGGGATCCCATGCGTAGGGTTGATGATGTCACCGAAGATGAGGATGAACCCAGGATGAAGGGACCTATCATGATTCAAAAGGTCGAGGCTGTCATGGAAGATGGTGAGGTGATCATGTGGGATACCGCTCGTTTTCTTCGCTACGCCGGACCGAGGTCGGACTTTCACAACGTCAAAGACATCCGCATGAAGGATCTATTTGACGCGAACGAGGAGGTGCCGGATGAGTGGCACGTCTATATGTTTGGTAAGAAGATTATCATCAAGAAGGACGAAGAACTTACTCCTCAGACTTTGGTGCCAGGTAGAACCTGAGTTCACCCAGAGAAGTAACCTTGTACTCCAGGACGAGAGGCATCTCCTCTCCGTGGTGGAGAAGTTTCATATTCGAACACATTGAAGTAGCCTTGGTGAACAAATTGAGGTACTTCAAAGAAAATGTATCTTTCATGGACTCGAACTTAGTGGTGTCCGAATCTATATCATATTCGGTGTACTGCTCTGCAAAGTCTCCTGTGCACCTGAATCCAACCTTTTTGTAGGAACGCTCGATGGTCAGTTCAGAACCAATATGTGAAATATCCCTACAGAGTCTCTGAAAGTCCACGGTCTGGAAGGTTGTGATACTGATCACGGGAAGGTTGGGAGCATCGAACATTTCATCATTGATATCCAGAAGGCGTAAATTGAAGTGACTTCGACTCTTCTTTCCACTGTTCTCAATGGAAATATTAAGCACATGATTCTCTTCGATTTTCATTATCAATACATCGTTGGTCGTGACCGACTTCAAAACTCTGAATACGTTGGTAGTATTAATCCCAACAATAATTTCATGTTCACATAAATATTCTTCAAATTGACTGGAATCTAAAAAGAGTTCCACCATCGCGGTGCGAGCATTGTCAAGGGTTAGCATGTGAATCCCCTTTTTGCTAAAAGATACATTAACATCGTTGAGGATGTCCTTCAAGACCTCAAAGATGTTTTTAAATGCTGATGCTTGAATCGTCTTCAAGAACATTTACTAGATTGAGTGCGTGTTTTCTTTAAGTAGTCACGATCATAAAGGTCTTTGAGAAATTGTTTGAATCCTTCTTCTCCACGATCGGCAATAAACTCTTTCCACGACGAGTAGCCTTGTTTGTAAGAATATACATTTCCAAGTGACTTTGGAACTTCTTCAGGGGTGGAGATCATTTGTTCAATTGGTGGTTTTCTTGTTTATCTTGGCTTCCAACTCTGGGGTCATCGGGGGTGCCAAGGGAGTCCCATAGGATTCCAAATCGAAAAGACCAGGTGCCGAATTGGGGTTTCCGTCAAATGAAGCAAAGGCTGAATGGTCAAAGGATTCCACTTCGGTTGGCATCATCGAGAGAACCCACTGTTTGACCTCCGGTCCCATCAAAGGTCTCCCGTCCTTGGTGATCAGCGCTGGGACGTGGGTCAGCACCTTGCGGTAATCTTCTGGAATAGGTTCTTCGTGGATGTTTTGATTCTTGATTTGATCCTTCACGGGACACTGATCCAAAAGTTTGAATATCTCAAGGCAGTGTTGACACCTAGGACTATATAACATGATAGCAAACATGCTTCCTTACAAGCGGCGGTGAATTTATCAGGGGATATAATTTCGCACCATAATATAAGATGCGTATGCAGACTATATTTTTCATCGCACTGGCGGTCGCGATCGTGTTGTACGTCATGAAGAACCGCGAGGGACTCAGGTGGGATCGCGGGTTTGCTGGTTTTCGCCCCGCCGTGTCGGGAGTGATCACCGACGGCGACCTTGAAATCACTGGAAACCCAGTGGAGGACGTGGCGGTCAAGGCACTGATGATCAAGAAGATTTTGGATGCCACGGTGCAGGAGATTTACAACAAGAATGGTCTCAAGATGTTCCCGATCGAGACCGTGTTCATCCAGGTGTTTGATTCCCCTGATAAGATTAAGGAACTCAAACAGAAGCGCCCGGACGTCTACGATGCCTATGTCAAGTTCCTTCAGGCGCGCGACAAGGACGCCGTGCTCACCAGGGACGGCAACGGCACCGAACAGGAACGCTTGGCTCGGACTGCCCTTATAAGTTACCTCGATACGCTCAAGCGCGACCAGGACTACGCCACGGTCCCAGACAATGTCCCGGCGACCTACCGCTGTCGCTTCCTGCTCCTTGAGACCGAGCGTTTCTACGGCACCGAGGTGGACGTGATTGCCATGGGCGACGAGACTGGCATCAAGATTCAGGGAATAACTAGTCAGCCCTTGAAAGATGGCGATAAGATCAAAGCTTTCCAGAATCAACTTCAGGTGGGTGAATGGATGCCCTATGACACTATTGCCAACGCCAACGTGCCCGAGAAGAGCGCCCTGGTACTTGCCGAGAAGGCGATCAAGGACAAGTGGGGCGAGGACTTCCAGACCTATGAGGCAACCGCCACGGCGGACGTGGGTCAATTCAATCCCCCGGTTACGCCTTATTTGCGATAGGAAAAACTCTAGAACTAGTAGACAATGCCTCTGAGAGTGGACGAGGTACAACAGATCGACCACAGAAAGCGAGAGCTAAAAAAGAAACTCTATACGGAGCTATACGAACGCGCCAGCACCAAGGTGAGGCAAGTCGCCGATTTGGGACTGCACGAAACCTGGGTGCAGGTGCCTTCGTTCCTTATAGGATTTCCTTCATTCGACCTGGACAAGGCAGCCCAGTACGTCGAGCGCCAGTTCATCAACGGCGGGTTCTTCACCCAGTTGTATGAAAATGGACAATTGTTTGTTTCGTGGTATCCCAAGACGTCCAAAAAGAAAGCCAGGTCCAAACCCAAAGAACCTGAGAACGAGTTTGCATCCCTGGCAAACCTCAAAAAAGCCGCGGACAAATATCGCTGAATTAAATACGTTTTATCAGTAACTATGGACAATAACCTTAATGTTCTTGTGGAAGCCAAGAAGGAACTTTTGAATCAACTTTCGTCCACCATTTTGCCAAGTGCACTGGACTGCATGGACTCGCTCTACGCAGAATCCAAGGTGGAGACTCAGGGACGCAACACGCTCAAGGCGTTTCAAGAGAAACTCGCCAAGATCCCTCAGTGGAACAACTATCAGATCGATAGCGAGGTGGGAAAGTGTGTGGACAGGTGTGGTGGATGTCTGGACGAGATGACGGCGGCGTGCTTCGTGGCTACGGTCAAGATCATTTCGTCGGTCAGGCTCTCCAAGGATTCCCGCAAGGTGTCGCTGAAGATTCCCACCAACGACGTATTCGTTTTGGGCGTCTACACCAATGTCGCCAAGCGAATCTATGAGGACCCTTACATCTATCAGGAGGTGGTCAGCAGGAACGACCGCCGCAAGGATCTTCTCAAGCGAATGGACGGTGTGGTCGAGGAGACGGTCAAGGAGATGCTCCCGATCAATCAGATCCTGAAGACCTACCTGAACAAGAATGCGGTGGATGTGATGAATGGCGAACCCATGGAGCCCGAACCCGAGCCGGAGATGGAACCGGAGCCCGACATGTTCCCCGGCGATGGTGAGTTGCCGGTGGAGGACGAACCTGAAATATCAGAAGAGTCCATGGAACCCACGGAGCCCGCAGAACCCGAGGAACCTTCGTTGCCGATGCCAGAGGAGCCAGTCGAGGCGTCTCAGGAAGAGACCAAGAGTTTCACGTTCAACGACAAGATCATGAAGAGGGCACCCATGCCACAGATGGAGGAAGAGGAGGACTTTTCCATCAACCCCAGTGCGAACCGTTAAACATACTAAAATCTGCTTTATTTAATAATGATCAGTGATTCGCTTAAAAATCCTTTGGTCGCGGCATTGGTCGGTGCAGTCATCACAATGGCCTATATCCAGTTGGTGGCACGTCTCAATCGCGAGGCGCCTCCCAGGAATGCCGACATGATCAAGCCAGCAATTCTGAATGCCATCTTGGTGGGCACGATAGTCTATCTCGGAATCTCTCAGCGCGAGGAGATCTACGAAACACCTTTTCCAGAAGTTAGTCGCGGTATGTAGTTAAAGATTTTAGTCTAATTAAATAATACTATGGCCAGCGTAGATACATTCAACGAGCTTCTTTTACAGTTTGTGGATGAGTTGGCTCACACGTTCCCAGAGAACACCATTGTGAAGACCTACAGGAATACGGTCGGCATGCTGATCAAGAAGGACCCTGGTGTCTGCCTGGAAACGTTTATGAAGAATGTGAAACCCCATGAAGATCTCATTCGCAATCAAGACGAGCGCATCTTCGAGGAACTTTCACGTAGCTATGGAATTTTGAAGACGCTCGACCTCGAGTCTATGTGGAAGTCTGAACTTTCGGACAACAGCCGGTCAGCAATCTGGCAATACGTCCAGGGACTCTACGTCCTCGGAAACAACGTCGGCGAGGATGAGATTCAGGCGTCCCGTCAAACCAACATGGACTTTTCGCCGGAGAAGATCAACCAGATGTTTGCACCCCAGGGACCGGATGGACAGGAGAATCCACTGGCCGGTCTGCTCGGAAATCTGATGAAGCCTGAGATTATGGAGGAGATGACGTCCAAGGTTGAAAAGGAGTTCGGTGACGGTCAGGGTGGTCTTGACGAGAACAAGATCATGCAGGCACTTGGACCGATGATGGGCAACCTGACCAAGATTCTTCAGCAGCCACCGCAGTGAAAAAATTAACTAGTCAATAAATAAGAATGGAACAACCGTGGTTTAGAAATCCATCGCACTTGTTTGCCAAGAACAAGGTGCTGATCTTTTGGCCTTTGGCTAAGCAGACCCCCGTGGAGAGGCTCAACGCCGCCACTCGGTTCATCCTCTACACCATGGCGATCCTTTATGTGATTAATCGCGACATCAGGGTTATTTACCTGGGTCTCACGGTTATTATGGTGATGGCGTCCATGTTCCTGGCGGGTGGCATCAAGGAAGCCATGCGACCGGCTTCGTTTGAGAATGAGGGCGCACGCTTCAACGCAACCACCCCAGGACAGGCATGCGAACAGCCGACCAAGGAAAATCCGATGGCCAACGTGCTTCTTTCGGACTACACCGACAACCCGAAGCGCCCGGCGGCGTGCTACTACCCGACCGTCAAGGACAAGGTGAAGAAGTTTCTGAATGAGGGAACCCCCACGGATCAGGCGGACGTCTATTCGAGCCGCAATCAGGCATTCCGTTCCTTTTACAGCATGCCGTCCACGACCATCCCCAATGACCAGAGTGCCTTCCTTCGATCCGCCTACGCCCCGTTGGTGAACAAGGTCTGCAGGGACGATGGAAGTGCTTGCTACCCCAACGACGCTTCCATGTTTGGTCAGTCCAGGATGCCCGAACTTCAGCAGCTCAGAGGCAGTTTTGGTGGAAATGGCGGACGCAATAGCGGTACTTAAAATATTGGGTGATAGTAATATGGCTTATCAGCTCAACACATCAAAGGTCCTTTTGGATGCCGAGAGTCTGCCTGTGGATTGCGCCTACGATCATGTGATCGCGCCTCCGGTGGTCAGCAACCTCAACTACGCCGGCGCGGGTCGTGCCTCGACGCCCATCTACGGGACGGCTCCTTACATGGCGGGCAAGGGGGCTCCCGGTCCTATGATCCTGGTCGAGGACATGCTTCGCCCTCAGTCCACCACCTTCTTCAAGAAGGGTTATCAGGGTCGAGAGTATGACTTTCCCTCCAAGGACATGTCGTGCTCTGTGCCGCTCCGAACCAGGTCATGGGATCCCGCGAGCAGCCGGGCCGAGGTCCAGAACGTTCTTTTTGAGCGTAGATACAAGTGATTTTTAAAATCTACTCTAGTTTTAATATGGACCCATTGAGTCTTGTGGCCTTGTTGGGGATTGCTGTGGCGGGTCGTCAAATTGCCAGCAGTGATCGCAAAGAAGGTTTTACTCCAGCACCCGTTCCGAACCGAGAGACACAGCAGTTGCCGTTTTTTGGTAACAATATCAATACACCGAGTCAGGATTTGACCCTTGTGACCGATATTCTATCTGGACCTTATGTCGACACATCAAAACAGAAAAAAGAAATCGTTGCGACCCTTCAGGATACGGCACCCAATGTTCAGTTCCCGTTTGGTCAGCCCGTCTATAACTTGTATGACCGCCAGAATGTCTCGAGTCGCATGAACAATCTGTCGTCCGCCGAGCGTAGGTTCGTCGGTCCGGGTTTGGGCGTCCCGGCCAACGTTCCCGCCTACGGTGGCTACCAGCAACAGTTCCGCGTGATGCCCAACAACGTCGGCGCGTACCGCTTGACTACGCTTCCAGGTAGGTCGGGTCCTGCCAAGGACTTTGTGTCTAGGGGTTCGGAGCGTCTGACGGTTACTCAGAACCGTCCTCAAAAGACCTATCAGCTTTTGGGCGCAGAAGGCAAGCGTCCATTGGAGAGGGGTCGCGCGCAGGGACAGGGTGGCATGCTCACCGGTCAGCGTGAACGCGAGATGTACGTGAAGACTCAGCGACCCACGATCCGTTCGGAGACTTCGACCCGGATGGACGGTCTCGAGTTCGGTGCGGCCAAGAAGTTCGTTTCTGCGGGAACTCTTCAGGAGGCTCCTACCCGAAACAAGGCGAACTTCGCTTCAAGGATCAACGACGTGGCGGCTCCGGGCATTCACTCGTTCGAGGGAGCCTACCAGAACACCCAGAACACCATCCTTCTGCGCCCCGCCGACCGCGGCAACAAGGGCTATACACCTCCTGGTGGTCGCATGAACGTCCGCGGGAATGCCACCCAGGCTCAGGGTGCCACCACACACACTCGCGATAGCGCTTCGACCGTTATCGAGGGCGGTGCTGGGAATCAGTATCTCGGTCAGAACTACGATATCACTTGGAAGCAGAATAACAATGCCTACAAGGGAAATGCAGATTTCAGAACAAACAACCTGGGACTCGCCGTCAAGCAGCTGGACAATAATCCGTTCGCTCTTTCGCTGGCTCAGCACTAAACGTCATAAATCCTACATTCTAGAGCATGGGGTTCTTCCTTACAGAACATCTCCATGGCATCCAGTTTGTTCTCTTGTTCACGAACCCTTTGATCGTGAAGACGAGAATATAGCTCTTCGTGTTCCATCCAGTCATGGACGTATTTGTGTGGTTTTTCGATCATCCGTTTTGTGGGTCTTTTCAGTTCGGTGCGCTTCTTGAACATGTACGGCGACACGTTCCTGAACAAGCAACTGTAGTAGAGCATATTTAAAAATAAAAGTCATTATATTTTTAAGTATGAGACACGAGACGATCGCCATGGAAGTTTCGCCCTTGGAGTTCGAGGGTATCAGGGTTGTAGACTTCGACGCCCAGGTGGATGACGATGAAAAAATGGTGATCGTCACGATGTCCAGATACTTCATTGGGGACCTCCATGATGAATGCGTCAAGAAGATCAAGAAGATGTTCGAAGGCTACAGGGTTAAAACTAACATGAGAATGTAATTCAAGATGATTGAGACAACTACGATTGAGGTACCAGTGAACCCCTTCCACTTTGATGGGATGCGAAGTATTGAAATACCCATCAATGTGGATCACAAGGAACAAATGATCTACGTTGATTTTATGTCAAACCAGGGGACTCAAATTATGAAGGATTTCCTTTCAGAGGTAGGTCACCAGTTTCCTGGCTATGATATTAGGGTAGCCAGGCTTGACCGGTAAGCACAGCCTTTGCATACTTTGTGGCAATCATAGAATGAATCATCGGCCAGTCCATGACGTTACTGGCGGTGACAGACAAGCCAAATGGATTTGAGTTTACGTACTTGACAAACTCCTTGCCGTTTTTTTGAGAATCAGGTGAAGTGTAAGACTCCATCTTTTCAAAAGAACCCTTGAGCCACTGAACATGCTTTTCGTCGTTGGGATCAAATCGGTCCATCGTTATTAATTGAATATGTTTTTATGTCTTTAATTAGTAGTATGAGTTCCATTGATAACTCCTTAGAGGGGGGAGGAAGTGCGTCGGCTTCAGGGAAGAAGGGCGTCATCCAATTGAGTGATGGAAATTTCAACCTGACTTCGAACAAAGAACTTAAGTCCGATCCAGCAACCGGAACCATCACCACGACAGGTTTGACGACCACAGGAACTGTCTTTGCTGCAACCATATCGACATCTAATCTGGTGGCAGATACAGTCACAGAATTGACCGTTGTTGGCGATGCATCCATTACTGGGAATGCCGTTGTAGACGGAACGATTAACACAAATAATCTTTCTGTAACAGATGATGTTCTTATTACTGGAAATTTAAGTGTTTCTGGTGGAGTTGTAACTATAACTTCAACTAGCACAGAATCATTTGCACTGAATGTTCAAAATGCAGGCACCGGTCCTGCTATTGTAGCAAATCAAACAGGACTTCAGCCAGTCGTGGATTTTCAGGATGAAGGTGATAGTGTGTTTTTCATTTCTGGTGGTGAAGGAAGTCACCCATCTGCATACGTAGGTATAGGCACAACTACACCAAATAAGAAATTGGACGTTGTCGGAGAAATTCGAGGTACTAACTTGACAGCGACAGGGACGCTTTCGGTCGGAGGTTCACTTACAGGACCATCTTTGACGGTCTCGGGACAGGTTCGGGGAGCAACCATTTCATCCACGGGAAATGTAAACGCAACGGGAAATGTTGTCGCCACAGGTTCGCTTACGGGAGCATCTGCGACAGTTTCAGGACAGGTTCAAGGAGCGACCATTTTGTCAACAGGTTCGCTTACGGGAGCATCTGCGACAGTTTCAGGACAGGTTCAAGGAGCGACCATTTTGTCAACAGGTTCGCTTACGGGAGCGTCTGCTACCGTCTCGGGACAGGTACAGGGAGCGACCATTTTGTCAACAGGTTCGCTTACGGGAGCGTCTGCTACCGTCTCGGGACAGGTACAGGGAGCGACCATTTTGTCAACAGGTTCACTTACAGGAGCATCTGCGACAGTTTCAGGGCAGGTACAGGGAGCAACTATTTCATCCACAGGAAATGTGAACGCCACGGGAAATCTAGTGGCGTCCGGCTATTTAACAGCAGCGTCTGCTACCGTCTCGGGACAGGTACAGGGAGCGACCATTTTGTCAACAGGTTCGCTTACGGGAGCGTCTGCGACAGTTTCAGGGCAGGTACAGGGAGCAACTATTTTGTCAACAGGTTCGCTTACGGGAGCGTCTGCAACGGTTTCAGGACAGGTACAGGGAGCAACTATTTCATCCACAGGAAATGTGAACGCCACGGGAAATCTAGTGGCGTCCGGATATTTAACAGCAGCGTCTGCTACCGTCTCGGGACAGGTACAGGGTGCGACCATTTTGTCAACAGGTTCACTTACGGGAGCGTCTGCGACGGTTTCAGGACAGGTACAGGGAGCAACTATTTTGTCAACAGGTTCGCTTACGGGAGCGTCTGCAACGGTTTCAGGACAGGTTCAAGGAGCGACCATTTTGTCAACAGGTTCACTTACGGGAGCGTCTGCAACGGTTTCAGGGCAGGTACAGGGAGCGACCATTTTGTCAACAGGTTCACTTACGGGAGCGTCTGCAACGGTTTCAGGACAGGTACAGGGAGCAACTATTTCATCCACAGGAAATGTGAACGCCACGGGAAATCTAGTGGCGTCCGGATATTTAACAGCAGCGTCTGCGACAGTTTCGGGACAGGTTCAAGGAGCGACCATTTTGTCAACAGGTTCGCTTACGGGAGCGTCTGCGACGGTTTCAGGGCAGGTACAGGGAGCGACCATTTTGTCAACAGGTTCACTTACAGGAGCGTCTGCAACGGTTTCAGGGCAGGTACAGGGAGCGACCATTTTGTCAACAGGTTCGCTTACGGGAGCGTCTGCGACAGTTTCAGGACAGGTACAGGGAGCAACTATTTTGTCAACAGGTTCACTTACAGGAGCGTCTGCAACGGTTTCAGGACAGGTACAGGGAGCAACTATTTCATCCACAGGAAATGTGAACGCCACGGGAAATCTAGTGGCGTCCGGATATTTAACAGCAGCGTCTGCGACGGTTTCAGGACAGGTTCAAGGAGCGACCATTTTGTCAACAGGTTCACTTACAGGAGCATCTGCGACGGTTTCAGGACAGGTACAGGGTGCGACCATTTTGTCAACAGGTTCACTTACAGGAGCGTCTTTGACCGTTTCGGGTGACATTGAGGGGACAACTGCCTCTTTGGGAGCAATCGATGGAACTTCCGTTGTGGTGACCGGAACAGTACAGGGTCTCAACCTAACATCCACAGGAATTCTCTCTACATCCGGTCTTACATCATCGGCAGATTCTACCGTGAATGGAACCCTAAGTGCAACCGCAAATATTATTTCAGGAGGGAATGTGGTGGCAACAAATTTCTTCTTCGGAGACGGAGGTCTTCTCAGTAACGTTTCTGGTGGCGGAGGAACAACACCCACACTACAGGAAGTCACTACACAGGGTTCTACAACTTCGGATCTCGTCACCGTGGGCGGTTTATTATCAACCGCAGCAGTTAATGTCACAGGAACGATAAGCGCGACGGGTGACATCACGGCATTTTCGGACAAAAGGCACAAGGAAGATTTGCTCGTGATCGAGAGTGCATTGGACAAGATCAAGAGGCTCACGGGCTACACCTACACGCTCCACGGGAATCGCTCGGCGGGTCTCTTGGCTCAGGATGTATTGGATGTGCTCCCCGAGGTGGTCAAGGGATCGGAGGAGACGAACTATTCACTGGCCTACGGGAATCTCATGGGGCTGGTGGTGGAAGCGATCAAGGAACTGGATAAAAAGGTTGATAGAATATTAGAGAAACATGGTTCTACCTAGTTCTGGACCCATAAGTTTTGGTGACATCGCTACAGAATATGGTTTATCGACTACCGGAGGGAGGTCCATAAAGCCATATTCCAACATTTCAATCAACTACAACACGACCAACATAAGCATGAGTGAATTTTATAACCGCGACCGGGATGATCTCGTGGGAAAGACGGCCACCGACAGGAGTGTCACGGGTGTGTCAGCCATAACTGAGATATCTGGAAACAAATCCGCGACCGTGCGCATGGTTGTTGGTCTCAGCGATGCCGACGATGGTATACTAGTTGATTTGGGTGGTAGTGGCGATGGATCAATTATATACACGTGGTCTGGAACACTTTACGCATCGTGTGGGGACGGCAGTGTTGTCGGAGGCACCGTAGAACTCTCGTGGCCTATTCCGGCTACGTGGTCTAACACGACAAGCAGAGTGGTTGTGGTGGGTTTCAGTGTTTTGGATAGTAGCGTCAATACCCTGTTCGTTGACGGCATATTAAGAGATTCGGCAAATGCACCCGCTTCCGGAAATCCTTCACAAATTGCTGACACTAATAGTTCTGGAACTGGACAAGTATACGGTACTATCGCAGCAAACAGAACCACTGGAGATCCGGCTTATGAAGCCAGTTCAACCATACAAGGCACGCAAATTTGGCTCAATAAATTACCATACGCCCCAGTCTACGGCGGTGACAAAATCATATACGAAACTGGAAATCTATACAATGTTTTTACCACGGTCGGAAGTAGCACATTTGGACTTTACGACGTGGGACCTATTACCAGACCAGATGTGAGGTATTTGGCGGTAGCAGGTGGAGGTGGAGGAGGAACTTCGGGGGCTAAAACTAATGCTGGAGGTGGTGGGGGCGGTGGAATTTTGTTTGACGACACCGGAGTTACATTGGCCGCCGGAACGTATACAGTGACTGTTGGAGATGGTGGAGCTGGTTCTTCAAGCACTTCGGCTCTTGGATCAAACGGTTCAGATAGTGTATTCGGGAGTACGGCAACTGCCGTTGGTGGCGGAGGAGGAGGAAGTCAGCGGGCGTCGACGAGGACTGGGGCCTCTGGAGGAGCGGGTGGCGGGGGCGCGGATAGCGGAGGGACGGGGTCACAGGGAGGTGACGGCGGCGGCGGTACGGGGACGAAGGCGGCAGGCGGCGGAGGAGGCGGCGGATCATCAGGTCAAAACGGAGCGGCCGGGTCCAGTCAAGTTGGAGGAGGCGGGGGAGACGGAACGACCTACTCGTGGGGTCACATCGGCGCAACGAGCACAACTTATGGGGGTGGGGGTGGGGGGGTCGGATCCAACGCGGATGGGACGGGTGGGGCGGGCGGGGGCGGAAACGCGGGAAATCCCCCGGCCTCCGGTTCTGATATTTATGGCGGTGGCGGAGGAGGGGCTGATGGCTCTCAAGCCGGAGGCGACGGAGGTTCTGGACACGTCACTTTGCGCGTCCCATGGACGTTTCAAACGTGATACTAAAATCTCATTGACTATTAAATCATGGCAGCGCCTTATCCAGAAATAGGAACAACAGATCCCAATCATCCCCTTGAAGTGGAGGGTCAGGTGTTTATCAGTAATGTGGAACAAGGAAGTACTACCAACAAGGTTCCATTCGAAATTTTAAGTGATTATACATCAGCTTCTACTGAAAAAATCGTTGGAGCACGCCAACTCAGACTTCGGGTGATCCCATCCTTGAGTACCACCTCAAATGTCAGCGCGGATATGGGGATTGAACCAACCAGTGGAAGTTATTTTTACATTACGCCGCCCATTGAAGATACCAACTTGTCGTCGAATGCCGCCTTTCGAATAGTTCAGAGTGGAGATATCGTTATGGGAAATAATCTGACTGTGACGGGAACGGGTTCAATATCTCAAGCAACCGTCAGTGGAACCGTTACGACTTCAAATATAAACGGTGATGCTGCACTTTACATTAATGGAACGACCACGGTTGGAGGAGATTTGTCTGTGACAGGGAGTATTACCGCAGATGGAAACATAACGGCTTATTCCGACAAAAGGTTAAAAAGTGATATCAAGCGTATTGAAAATGCCCTTGAAAAACTCACGAGCATAGGCGGTTATACTTACATGATGAATGGCATGACAAATACCGGTCTCATCGCGCAGGAAGTTTTGGAAATTTTGCCAGAAGCCGTCTCTGGTTCCGAAGATACAAAGTACGCACTTGCCTATGGAAATCTCATGGGGATTGTCGTGGAAGCCATTAAGGAACTCAGAGAAGATGTGGAGAAAATCAAAAATAAAATTAACATTTAGTAGAAAGACATGGTACTTCCTTCATCTGGTGCCATCAGTGTCAACGATATTGCTACCGAATACGAAATAGGCACAGGAACGCCAATCGGTTTCGATAGAATTAAAACAATATCTACGAATTGGTCTGGAACCAGTATAGGCCTGGATCAATTTTACAGTTTGGATCGCGATGATCTTGTTGGCAAATCTACTCCAAATAAGTCTGTAGCTGGATTAGGTTCATTTACTACTTTTAGTACTATCTACACAATGTCATTTAGAGTGGCTGTTGGATTGTCAACAACAACGGACGGCAATATTGTAAATACAGGAAACGTGAACACCGAAGGCGTGGCAATATACACTTGGAACGGAAAACTGTATGCTCGCGCGGGAGATGGAAACAATTCCAATTCAGGTGATGGTGAGGTTTCCTTTACCATTCCAGTTAGTTGGACAACGGATCAGATTAGAATAGTCGTGGTAACATTTTGTCTTAATAAGTCGGCAAATAATGATGATTTAGGAACAAATCTTTTATTCGTCGATGGAATACTAAGAGATCAAAGTACAATGACCCGTTTTGAAAAGATAACTTCATCCCTTGATGGTGGAAAGACGGGAGTCGTCAACGCGGCTGGTTTCGGAGTCAAAACCAGAATGTCGAATAATGATTTGTCCTATGAAGCACCAAGTGCCATTATTTCAACCCAAGTGTGGTACGATAGAATTGGCTACGTTCCGGCATACAATACATCGTCCAGTAGTACAGGTAATTATTTCATTTATGAAAATTCTAATGTGTATATCGTGTTTACAAATAGATCAACAGAAACACTTGGTCTATATGACATAGGACCCAACGCTTTACCTGACGTGAGATATTTGATGGTTGCGGGAGGCGGTGGGGGCGGAGAGCAAGGGGAGTCAGGGGGCGGTGGCGGCGGAGGAATTTTATTTGACGATACAGGAGTTGCGTTAGCCGCAGGAACGTATACAGTGGATGTTGGAAATGGGGGTAGATCCAACAACCCCGGAGACAACGGTGATGATACGACGTTTCACACTTATACGGCACTTGGCGGAGGAGGCGGAGGGCGGGCTAAATCTGCAACAAACAATGATCCAGGTCAAAATGGCGGAACCGGTGGAGGGGGAGCGGCGCTGGACGGTAACACAACTGTAGGTGGTACGGGTTCACAGGGAGGAGACGGGGGAGATGGGTCATATTATAGTGGCAATGATTATGGTGGAGGTGGGGGTGGAGGAGGTGCGGATGGACAAGATGGTATGAATGGAGAAACTTTGGGCAAACCGGTTAGACCATGGGGTTCTGGTGGTGACGGAACGCAATATTCATGGGGACATCTCGGCGAAACGGCTACATACTACGGGGGAGGGGGTGCGGGGCAGGGTTCAGATGCTACCGAAAGGTCGCTAGGAGGAGGTGGGTGGGATGGACCGGGTCCTAATAAAAATGGTGAGGACATATATGGGGGTGGTGGATATGCCAATTCAAGAGGAGGTGATGGCCATGCCACATTTCGTATCCCATGGACTCTTCCAACGTCTTAAAGAACATAATATAAAATGGTTTAAGATGATCTATCCGAACACAAAATGTCACTGGTGCAGTGTCCCGCTACAGTGGACCAGTCGATATGATTTCATCAACTATGCCTTTGAGTATTTTCAGTTCGAGGACAGAGTTCCATTGGAGAGGATGTCCAGGGTTTATCACAAGGGCAGATCGAGTTCCAGGAAAAATGTGTGCCGCTCCTGCTACAACTTGAAACTGAGTAACATTCACCAGAGGGAGGTCATGGGCAAGATGATAAAACTGAAGAGCATAAACATCACCCCTGGGGTAGGCAAATTTCTACTAAAACTCTTCGATCAGTCATGGAGACATCAACGCTACATTGAGTTCATGTGGACAAAGGGTCATACATTCGATGCCTTTTTGGACTACCTCTGCGCCCGCGATACCATTTTGGGAAACATGTCTGGTGACATCTTTGACAATGAAGAACTCGAATACTACTACGAGGACATGGTTCGTTCACACTTCGAGGTTCCAACTCACTATGAGGCCATATGGGACGAAGAAGATGGCATCGTTAGTTTTCAATTAAACGGTACTGACATGATTACCATAAATGCACATTCTGTTGTCGAGTAACGGAACACCATTTGAGGGTGCCAAGGGTGGGTATCCAAGTCAATTGAGGCATTTGATTCGGATGTTCATCGAGAGGGGTCACACGGTCACCATGGTCATATGGTCTATATGTGGCGTAAAGCATACAGGGGTATTAAGTTTCAAGGACATTGTCAAACACAGCATACTTGTAAATGAAACTAGGGATCCATGGTCTCAGGCACTTTTGGATCGACCCGAGGTCACTTTCATCTTGGGCCCCTATGAAAAGTTTCCTTCTCAGATCAAGATTTCGGACATCAATGATTTCATCAAGCGAACGAACGCCGGTGCCATATTCTTTCTTCAGGACATCTTTTTACTTGAAAGCAATACACCTGAAATGATTGCATGTCCATCTTATCTTTGGTTTCCTTTGCATTATGAACCAATTGATTTTCCTACATTGAATGCACTTGGCAAGATCCAGAATATCATCTCTTTGTGCCCTTCGACACGCGAACGTGTCATCAAACAACTTAAACGCGATACCTATGTTGTTCCGCATATTATAGATTTTAGAACGGAACTGCCACCAAATGAAACCAAGGAAAAGATTAGAAATGATTTCAATTTGAAAGACAAATATGTGATACTGACTATCGCAGGAAACTATGAACAAAGTGGAAGAAAGTCTCTTGATACGACACTGCTCGCTTTTGACAAATTTCAGGAGACGCATCCAGAGGCGTTACTCTGGCTTCATGTCCCGGCATTAAATCATGCAAAAATTTACAATGTTCAGACGATGATCGCAAGTCTTGGTATCCCAGAGCATTCTGTCAAGATCACCGAAGCAACATTGGATGAAATCACTTTACAAAAGGTATATATGTGTGCTGATGTCTATCTATGCGGTTCATGCTCCGAGGGGTTTGGTATCCCTCAGATGGAGGCTCAATACTCTGGCTTGCCTGTGGTAACTACTAAATTTGGAGCAATGGACGATTATTGTTGGCACGGTATAAGTGTTCCACCTGTTCAAAAATGTTTCAATCGTTTTCAGGATGCGTGGTGGGTGACGCCAAGTGTTGACGGAACCGTGGATGCACTAGAAAAAGTCTATCAGGGAAACTTAGACACCACGTCCGAGTGGGTTCAAGAAGAGGTTCGCACCAAGATGAGTTATGACGCGGTCCATAAACAAGTGCTCGCTATTATCGAGAAAAAATAAACATCGGTCATAGTAGAATATGGAGCAGACTCCATTCAAAGGCGTGTTCACCAAGAAATCCAACTTTGTTACACAGAGTTTTGACACTGATCCTTTAACAATTAATTATGGTGGAAATGCTAGTTTTTTGATTCCTCGACATGGTGATTTTATCACGCGCATGTATCTACTCATTGACTACACGAGTTCAGCAAGTTCTACTATAAACCATGCACTGGCTATGATTGATTATGTTTCATTGGTAATAGGTGGTACTACGATACAGCAAGAAACCGGCGAGACTTTAAATCTGAGGTTAAATGTCGAAGGTAGAGAAAAAGATGCATTTTCTGTGACTCAGTTGTTTAGGATGTTAGGTGGCGGTCCGACCTATCCTTTCACCAACACGACTCAATATCCACGGACATATCGACTTCAGATTCCATTGCAATTTTGGTTTTATGGACAACCCGAACTCGCCATTCCACTGGCTGCATTGCGTTACCAAGAGGTTGAGGTTTCCATGGGACTCAGAAATTCGGAAAGTTGGGGTGGAGCAGATTCGGGCGTAACGAGTTCTGAGGTTCGTCTCCGAATTGAATATGGATATGCCCCCGATGAAGTTATTAATTCTGTTACAAACAGACCCCTTGTGTTTCCCGTACAACAATTTCAAGTTCATGAAGAAACGTACCAAGGTACCACTGATGTGGAATTTGTGATGCGTCCCACGTTTGTCAATCCCGTCAAGGCACTTTTTGTTATATTCAAAGATACTAGAACTGATACAACAAATATTTTTGATTATTCTAGAGGAGTTGCGGCACCACTCTCAAGCGTGGATCAAAATGATTTTTTGAAATCGTTGGAGATCGTACTTGACAACGAAGTTTTGATGCCAAAAGAAGTGGGGACATTTGAAATGTATCGCGGTTTTCAATATTACGCACATTTTCCTGGTTCTGCACAAGACATAATAGCAGTTTCAAATCGTTATTGTGGATTTATTTATGCACTTGCGTTGTGCAAAGATCCCATGAACAGATCAATCCCCAATGGATCTATAAATTTTTCTACAATTATTAATCCATTATTTTATACTAATGCCAAGGCTAATAGCGATGGAACAAGTGACGAAGTTAGAGTTCGCATGTACGCACTTTCGACAAACTTGTTGTATATCGAAAATGGTGTAGCGCGTCTTTTATTTTCAGGTTCGGAAATCAATTTACCTAGATTTCCTTGATTTATTGTTCAATTTCAGCAATTTTGGCTCTCTCTGTGTCTTCGATCGCTCTTTGTTGCACAGTTATTCTTAATTCTTCTAGTGCGAGACGTTTTCTTTCTTCTTCGGCAAGTCTTGCGGCTTCTTCCGCTTCAAGCCTTGCCTTTTCTTCGGCGGCTCTTTGAATAGCAAGTAGTTCCATTTCCATTCGTTTCCGTTCCTCTTCTTTTAGTCTTTCAAGTTCGCGTTTTTTCTCTTCTTCGGCTTCCGCAATCGCCCTGGCTTCGGCTGCCTTGCGTTCGATTTCGATTCTATCATCAACAATACCCGTTCTCTCATCGAAATCAATAAAATCCACGGTGCTTTTTTCGACTATGAACTTATTTGTCGAAAGATAATACATAGTTAAAATAAAATTTTTAACTGTTGGCACGAATGTATTTATATTCATTAAAGAATCTGGTGTAATTTTCAAATGTGGATGTGTTGCTGTGGTTCCTGAATCGGTTGGATAGTTTTTTCCTTGTGTAAAAGATGACGAAATTGGTGTTACAGAAACCGTAGCACCAACTGATGTAGCATATAAGTTTGCCACACACGTTCCCCACAAAGGCGCAGCATCCGCGACGTCTTGCAATAGAACGACCGCATTCGTATTTGAGGAGTCACTCCAGAAAGGTACACTTGCGGTAAGAGTATTGCTTGAATATTCTAAAGAGCCATCCCGAAATTCATTAGAATTGTTTACAAAGTGATTCGTCGTGGATGGATAATAATATGTAGATGCTATGCTAATTTGATAAACATTGCTCCATGGGTCAAAACGCATATAGAATGGTGCAAGTGTAGTGTCGGAGTTACTTGAATAAACGTTCGCCGGGATGCCAACGCCCGCGGTACTCGTGCGAAATAATCCGTTCGTTTTCATGTCCAGGCTCAAGAGTTTATCCCCATTTTGAAAACCAACATTAGTGTCCAAAAAAATTTTTTGACCTTCAATTGTGAAATTTTCAACGCCTTCATCTTCCAGTGCCTCACTCCAAGCAAGATAATTACCAGAAGAGCTTGTCAGACCTATATCAATGTAAGCACTTTGCGGGCGAGGGGCTCTAAATTCATAGTCTCCCAACACAACTTGCAAGGGTTGTTCGGAAAATGAATAACCATAGAAACTACCATCGTTATGGTAATCATGGAGATATGCCTGTAATTCTTGTAGAAAGAGTGGTAAACGAATTTCGTTTCTGTCTGTTTTATTTACAGTTGTGATTCGCGCGTCAACGACAGAATCATAAAATTCTGGATTGTAACCAAGTTTGTTTTCCTTTAGATTCCAGAATATGGCGCGACACGAGTAGGCACTGTTAAAATAATAGCGAATTTTTTCATCGATTTTCGCTGGAACTTCCAATTCTTCTGCTGTAACCTTCTCGACTGGATATTCTTGGCGCGTCGAACGCAGCATAAAGCGTTCGCTCGGCGTCAATGTGACTTCTTCGGTGACGAACGCAAAGTCAGTAAGATCCGCCCCAGTAACAAAACCACTTGTGTCGCTGACTATATCGGCGAGTGCGCGAAACTGAATGTAAATGGTTATTTCAGTATTGTGCATTGCACACAGAGGCATGGGTGCTCGAAATGACGTTGTGTCAACTCTCGAATCCACGTAATGGTTGTTGAAGAAAAATGGAAGTGGAAAGAATAACCTTTGGGATGTGTCATTGGCTTTCAAGATTGGTTGAGTATCGTATTTGGAACCGAGATTGAAAGAAACATTCAACGTATTTTCGCGATCTTGTTGATTAGAATACATTGATTCATAGATTGACATCCATTCACCTTTAAGTGATTGTATTACATTCCCATTCACTATCAAATCTATTCTTTTAATCATAGAAAGACCAACATTCTTTAAACATGTGGGTGTTCCAGTTGTCGAAGGGAATGTAAATTTTAACATGAGGCTGGTGAGAAGATCGCCCATAGTTTTAGGTCTAAATGTGTATCGAATATCTTGACCTAGAAAACTGGTTTCTATAGGTCTATAAAACCTATAATAAGGAGTCGCCTGAGAATATTCCTTGTAATTGTACTCCCTCTTAGAGTCAAAGTCGTACAAAAATGTGTCTTGCTGACCCACGCCGCTCAAACCGGTTAGAGCACCAATACCTGTGTCACCACGGAATCCAACTGGAGGCTTCTGCATGTTCCTCTCTTAAAGAAAAGCGACATTTTAAAAATAATAATGAGTCGCGAGGAACAGATCATAGCCGCCTACACGAATGCGATCCAGCCCGTTCTGGAGAATGCCGTTGTGGTGGCCGCCGAGTATTGCAAAGCCACTGGAAGGAGCATCGTCACTGCCCTCGATATGGAATATGGTATGAAGTGGAGTGCCATGAAATTGACAGGAAGGGTCTACGGTTCCATACTACCAGATGAAGACGACGAGGATTCAGACGGGTGGGAGACCGATGATGACATGGTCGTGCAGGAGTGCGATATGGGGTTCGACGACGAGTTCCGCGAGTATGACGGAGACGACGAACGCTATCTGGAGGTAAACCAGGCGGTCCGCGAGTGGGCTGACTGGGAACCCGAGACCGAACTTGAGATGATGATAAAGAGCGCCGTAAATTCTAGACGTTAAACTGCGTCATTTGTGCTTGTTGAAAAACGCTAGTGTCTGGTAGAACCCATGGAAGGTTATGAATATGACCCAGACGAATATGCCACAATTTCCAGTGAGACCGAGTCCGAAAAATCATTGGTCCCACTAGAACATGAAGAAAGTGTTCAGGTAATAAAGCCCCAGATTGAGTACTCGGAACTGGACGATGTATTCAGTGAGGAATTGGACGATCTGGACCTCCGTGATTTCTTCATTGAAAAAAAGCAATCTAATAATAGAGTATGTCAAGTTACGACATCGTTATCGACAGTTCAACCAGGAAGGACAGAGCCACAACCGATGCTAACAACTTCAC